GGTTACGACCAGAAACAACCGAGAATCACATATATAAACCTTAATTTAACACATACATATTATGGCAGTTAATAGTAATTTTAATATTCTTGAGCCGGAAGCATGGACGGAAGTCGCCCGTGAACTCAAGTACCCAATGAAGCCGATGATGTCTCAAGCCGCAACAAGTGTTGCAGGCGCGAACCTCGAAGGCTACGTAGCCAACGCGTTCGATACGGTAAAGGTTCCTCGACCGGTTCGAGCAGAACTTGCTGATGTTGAAGCGTACAACTCAGCCTCTGATCCTGATATCAATGAGCCAAATGTAGAGAATGCTATTCTGCAAATTGATACGCACGAGATTAGTGCATTCCGCATCAACAAGCGTGACTTCAAATTCACCTTGATTGACTTGGTTCGCATGTACATGCCTACCTATCTTGATGTTCATGCTCGAAAAATCAATGCTAAGGTAAAGGCAGAGGCTCGTAAGTTTGAGGCTGCCTTTGTAGACAAGAACACCGATGCTACTGTGCTTGACGATGCTGACCTGCGCGAAGCACGACGAATCCTGCTCGGACGTAAGTTCGTAAACGCAGAAGATGGGTTCATCGCTGTGATCGACCCTGATGCAGAAGCAGACCTGACCGGACTGGGCTTGTTCCATCAAGCAGATCAGTACGGAGCACGAGACATTCTCCTGAATGGTGCAATGGGTCGAGCAATGGGCTTCAACTTCTTCGTGGACAACCTTGGTTCTGCGCACACGGCAGCTACCGTTACGGACGCTGTTGTAGCCGCTAACGCATCTGCAGGTGCTACTACGCTGACCATTGATGATGGTTCTACGGGTGACGCAACATTGTCCTTGAACGAAGGCGATGTGGTCTACTTCGGTAGTGCGGACGACCCTGATGACTACTACGTAGTACAGTCACAGACAGCAACCGTGTTGACGCTCAAAGAGCCACTGCGAAAAGCAGTTGCTAATGACGCGACAATCAATCCTGTGGACATTGCAAGTGGCGATGCAGGTAAAGAGCAGTTCTTCTACAATCCAGAAGCACTGGCCTTGGTTACTGCAGGTATGGAATCCATTCCTAACACGGAAAACGTCGGTATTCGACGCGCAATCGGGTTTGACCCGACTAACAACATGAACTACACCATGTCGATGAGACCGACAATTCACGGTGTGGACGTGTTCATTGAGACTCTGTACGGGGTGAAGAACTTCTACCCTGACTACGGTGTTCGATATGTTCGAGGAAACGTAAGCAAAGCGTAATCTAAGACTTTGCTTTGGTGGCAGGGTAGGGGGTGTTCTCCCCCTCTGCCCTGTTTTTCCTTAAACTGTGAACCCTAAAACGATGAGTCTCAAAGTGTTTGACGAAAAAATGACGGTAGGTCTTACGGGACTCGCCTCTATGCTTGTGCTTGAGCGCATAAGCGTGATTATCTCGATTGGAGTTGGTCTTGTAACGCTTGGTTACATGGTCACGAAGTGGTACTTCCTCTACAAAGAAAATAAAGAAAAGTAACAAGATGCCCTTTAGCAGCTTAACCTTGACCCGAGACGATATTGACGCGTTTGAAGATATGACGTTCAAGAATGTGAACGTGGGTGGATCATCAACGCTTGGCTTGTCAGAGAATGACACGCTGATGCTTGCTCGGTCAAAGACCATGTTGCAAACGGACATTGCGGAAGAGCTCAGGGAGTACGTGAACGATGAGACGTATGCCAATGAGACGGCTCTTCTCGATGCAATTTATGACGCGGACAGTGAAAACCTGTTGTCAGACCTGCTCACCTATAAGTTCCTTGAACTGTGGTTTGCTCAGGACGCTACGCACACCGACAGTTACAGTTACGTAAAAGCGGGCAAGTATCACAGAATGTACGTACAGTATCTACGTTCTAACCTAAGAAGATTAAGTGGATTACTTGCTACGCCTAAAACATTAAACCGAGTACGTTGGATTAGCGCATATTAGTAATGAGCGAATTTGGCAAAGCGATAAGCAACGACATCAAGAATGTGACCTCGGGTAGCCTATTTGAGAAGTTTCTCGACAAGGTGGACGAAGTGTATCGTGCCGATTTTAAGACGTCGAACGATACGTTGATGAACCCCAACGATTTGCCACGTAAAGAGCTTGTTGATACCAAGTACAAAAGGCAGAAAAATAATGCTGGTAGACCGCCTGTGCCTGATTTCTACTTTACGGGTAACGCTGAAAACTCGTTCTATAGCGAAAAGGATAACGAGGGCGTTTCCTACGACTATTCAGACTCATTGGTTTCAAGCTACATGAATACGCACGAGACTGTTGGAATGTATGGCATTGTTCGTAGGCAGTTTCCTGTGGAAGAGGACTCAGGTTCCAATAGACAACAGGCAAACATTCAGAAAGTGACAGAAGCGCTCACAGAGATTCTTATGAGCGACAGAACCATCGTGGTGGGTTAGCATGGACAGAAACGCTATTTTTGATACTATGATTACGTCGTTCAAGGCGTACTCTGTAAGTGACGCAAGACCCACGGTAACAAAGGTATTGAAATACTCGGGTCGAAACTACGATATTAGGCAGCGTGGAGACATTAAAAGGGAAGCAGTGATTTTTCAGCCCTTAAACGCATCAACAACGTACAACATCAACGATGAAAAGCCAAAAGAAATCATACAAAGATTTCAAGCGCTTGTCTATCTGGAACAGGCCGACAATCATTCAGCCAAGGACGCAACCTACGACAGGCTTATGGAGATCACAGACCTCCTCGCTGATTGGTCGATTGACACGGGTGCTGACACGATTAGCGCAGATGTTTGGACGCTCACGTTGACAGGCATTGGAGCCACGGACGAGCAAGACGGATATTTATCAACCACTGTAACCTTTCAATCAATCATTAAACTACAATAACTATGGCACGACTAATTTTTGAATCGGCTGAGATTCTTGACCCAAACAGCGGTGATAGCAGCGAGGGTGTTATCTACGGCATTACGGTAGAGGGTCTCGAGCAAACGCTTACACCTGAAACTGTTAACGTGGAAGACAATCGAGAAGTCTACGAGTCCTACACGGGTCGAATCGTTGTTCGAACGATTAACACGAATTTTGGAGCCACAAACGCAGGTGCAAGTATTCTTGCAAGTTCATTTGTCTCTACAAACGGAACACTGCCAAGTGAGGCAAAACTTAGACTAAACGGAAAGTCAGGAAGTCACGACATTACTACTGAGCCGACATACATCATGGCGCACAATGACTTTTCAAATGGTCGCCTTGAGATCGTACTGAGTGCACAAGCATCCGACGTAGACGGTACAGCAGCACTTTTAGTGGCGGGCGCCTAAACGATAACCCTTAAAAAGAGAGGCGTACTATGCCTACACAGTTAATTAAACTGGCTCTTGTTGATACGTCTGCCATAACGGATGGGGGTGACCCTTCTACAGCGGACATAGAGACGTTTAGTATTTTCCAAGAAGGCGCTCAGGACGCTTCTCGTCAAGTGGTATCTATCGAGGCGAACACTTCTTTGCTTGAGAATAACAGAGAAGTCATAACGTCTAAGGTATATACTATTGATGTCGTTGGTCTGTATAGTCAGTCTAAAAGATCAAAGTTACACACTTGGTCTCAAGACAGAACGCCTCTATATATTACTGGTTACGGTCTGGACGGGTCTGTCCTCTATGCTTACGGCGCCATAACAGTTGTTGATGGATTTGACGGCAACGCATCATTTAGATTCAGGTTTCAAAATGAATCGGTTGGTGGGTACGACGCATCTACGAGTATTCACTCATCGTTTATGAGTTACTGTCAAAATGGATTCTCCATTTACAAGTGGGAGCAAAATCCATCTGGGGCATCTTTGAACCCAAAGATGTTTGGGACAAGCAACCCACCTATTGAGCTTGACAGAACGCTTTCAGTTATTGCCAGTGACCCAGAACCGTTGACTGGTACACCGACTGGTGGGTGGTCTTCGGGATGGCGGGTTCAGTGTGACGCGGGGGATAAGCTCTTTAATTACTCAAGGATGTGGTTTCCGTTTAGCGGTGTTACTGTTCACTTTACCATTGACACGACCGTCAGCACTGGCGGCTCTCCGACTGATAGCCTTATCAGCATAAGACCGAAAGATGAAAATGATGCTACCTTGGCTAATTTTAACATTGAATTTACGTCAGGTACTCAGCAAACAATTTCTGGAGAACTACCTGCGGACACTCAGACAATACTATTTACGCTTAGAACAGGAGAAGATACGACTATAGTGTGGAACAATCCTACTTGGTCTATTGGATCCGCTAAGCCATATACTGAGTTTTACACGTAACATAAAGCAAACCAAAGCAAAACATGAGCAGAATAACCAAAGTAAAAGGGGAGTTCATGGGCGTACCTTTCGAGGTTAAGCCTACCCCTATCCGCTTCGACAAGGTAGTTGAGGACAGGAGACAGATGATGCTTAAATGGTACAAAGAGAATTATCCGTCCCTGCACGAAAAACTTGTTGATGAAAATGCTTCCTTGGAAGATTACACGCAAGAGGACATGGTCGCTATTAGCGCGTGGAAACTAGATGTTGAGTTTCGCGCCAAGTACTGTAAGTATATGGCTGACCATTGCATGAAGTTGTCCAAGCCACTTAGTGACGAAGTGTGGCAAAGCGATGATCTTGAGCTTGGCACGTTGGAGGAAGCCTGGGATTTTTTTACGAGCAAGCGTCAAGTACCTTTAAGTGGTCTGGGTCAACCCTAGAGGCGCTTGACATATTGTCCACGAGAGACCTTGTCGAAGAAATTGGCGGGTCTTTTGTGTACTACACATACGTTTTATCTGACTTCGACCCTATCAGAGCAAGCCAGTTACAAGAACAATGTTCTGTCGAGGACATTACGTTTGCTATGATGGCTCGGCAGGCTTATTACAAGAAAGATACAAAGTAGAGCATGTCGGCAGAATTAGTATATAACGTAAAGTTCAACATTGACCCTGCGGAAAAGAAGAAGATTACCGACATCGGTACTACGGCTCCGGTCAAGCTCACCATTGATGACACGGAGTTCGAGGAACAGTTTCAAGAGTTACGGGGAAACTTAAAGGCGAAGGTCTTTCTAGAGGCTGATGCAACGCAGCTAAAAACGTCTATTGATGCGGTAGAAGTTAGCGATAAAGAGGTTTTAATTACGCCTTTCCTGGATACTGGGAAATTGTCTTCGGAGTCTGCAAAGATTGAGGGTTATTTCAAGGCAGTTGCGATTAGCATTTCTAGGGAGTCCATATCAAACGTGCAGGCACAACTTGCGCCTTTGTTTGCTTCTAGAATTATTGATGTTGGTTTTGCTGTTCAGGAAGTTAATCTAGAACCTATTTCGTCAAAAATATCTTCGATTGAGAGCAGCGTTGAGTCTGTGCGAAATCTTTTTTCTGAGGTAGACAATGCTAGCGCGGGCGCTAATGCGTCCATAAGTTTTTTTGCTGATGGGATCAACGAGGTTGACACTAATGTTCTGCAAAAGATCAATGAGGTTGGATTAAGCCTTTACACTATTGGCGAAGGCTTTGGGTCTTTTTCAACGAATTTAGGGATTATATCTTCGTCCTTATCGGAGTTTTCTACTAACATTGTTGAACATAGGCTTCTTATTGGGATGTTGGCGGACACGTCAAATGATCTTGACGAGGCTATAGTTGGTGCCGCTAAAGGTTTTAATAAGTTCAAGGAAGCCGTATCAAACTTCCGTTCATTGAACAATGTGAACAAGAAGTTACAAGAATCTATTAACCTTCTAAGGGAGTTTTCTGAAATTACGAGCGTATCTGTTAGTGCGGATGCAGTTGACGACCTTACAAGGAACTACGAAGAAGTATCTAAAGCACTTGGAAAGGCTACAAATGAGTTACAGGTTTACAAGCGAAAGGTAGACGAGTTATCTCAGTCGGCCACCAAGCAAGTATCTGATAATCAACGGGTTGAGCAGTCTGTTAAAAACGTTTCACAGTCAAAGAAAGATGCCGCTCGTGACTCTGAAGAATTGTCTATTAAGTTCAAAGAAGTATCTCGTGAAGAGATGAATGCCTTGATGGAGTCGGCTCGTATGGAAGAGCGTGCGGCCCGTAGCCGTGACAAGTTTTCTGAGTCTACAGAGGAGTTGACGGATAAACAAGAGAAACTTAGAGGGGTATTTTTCCAGGAGGAGCAAGGACTTAGAACAATTACTGCTGTCACGTCGAACTATGACGCTGAAGTGCGCAAGATGGTTACGAGTGGCGTGAGAGACATATCTGTTCTACAGGAAAAAATTGAGCGTCTCAAAGAAACTAGGAAGCAGTTAGAGGATCAGATTGCGCTTGTCACGAATCTTGCTCGAGTTACCGAACTGAGTTCTAAAGAGCAAGAAGGTGCTAATAAGGCGTTGGCTCAAGGTCAAAGAACGTCTCGTGCGTCCACAAGCACCACCAAAGCGTACGAGAATAGCCTGCACATGTTTATAGATACGCAGGGCGATCTCACAAGACAGGCGGGTCTAGCGAATAAACAGTTTTCTGCGATTAACCAGTCCATCTTCTCCTTTGGAGACTTGATTCAGGATGCTTCGCAGTTTCAGTTCGGTTTTGCACAGGGGATGCGTGCCGTTGGTAACAACATTGCTTTTACGGCTGAGTTGTTTGCTGTG